TCGGCTGGAGAGATGCTCATTGCTTCTTCAACATCCATTGCCTCTTCGCTACGGGCAAGGTAAAGACCTACGCCAAGAGTTTGAGCGGCTTTCTTGAGTGCATCAGAAACGGCACCCTTCATCTCGTCACCAAGGTCAACTATGTCGCCGGTCTTGGTGCGCTTGATTTTCTGTCCACCAAACCCGTCACGAACAACAGTGCTTTCAGGGCGAGTTGCGTCGGTATGCCACATCAGACGAACATGGGCAACAATGTATTCAGGGTCAAGAGAGTCTCTATCGCAAGAAAGAATATTGAACGACCATGAGTCAATTCCGAGAACTTTATTGAGACGAGTAATCACTTCGCTTACAGGAATGTAAGTAAGAGATGCGCCACCCTTCTTGAGGATTTTTTCCATCTCCCGTGGGAATGGTTCTGCTAATAGTTGGGTTATGTTGGTGTTCATTCTGAGTCGCCCTTTCTGACGATAATGCTTGTTTTTAGTTGACCTGTTTCACAGTACATATCTGGGTTAATGCCGATGCTGTTGAGTTCTTTGATTCTCCAATAAGAAGGAGCGCAGTAAGTCATTAATTCAAGAGCAATATCCTCTGGAGACTTTACAACTTCGCCCGTGTCCATGTCAACTGACATTTGACTTAATCTCCTGACAACGGCTTTAGCTATGTCCTTGTGTTGCCATGCCTTGCGCTCATATGAAGATTTCTTTTCAATGATGGCGTTTCCTGCAAGCGGAACTGCAGACTCCATGTCCATCATTTCCCCAAAACGATGAGCAACTGCGTCATACACAATCCCCATGTCGCGTTTGGTTAGATTTAGCTGAAGAAGCATGTTCCCAGCTTCTTCAAGAGTTGCCCCATCATCGATGGTTTTCATAATTTCTGCTTCTAAATCAATAATTGAAAGTCGCAGTTTTGCAATTTTGTCTAAAGACACTTTTGATGCCGTCCTATCTAGTAACTGGTCTCCCAGTACTAAATGACGATAGCAATCCTTCTTCTCTGTTGCAACCCCAAACCTGCTAAATGTGTAAAAGCTCCTACGGCAGAGTCAACTTGGTCGTCATGGTCGCAAGCTTCGGGGAAAGAAGAAAATTCATCAAGCCAGTGGGTAAGCCACGGACCCCTCACTACGCGGACATTGCCATTAGCCATAGCGGCAGCAAATGGGCGGGCTCTGGTTACCTTGTCTCCTGTAGCCCTTACTCCAGCAAAGTTGTAGCCAGGAAGCACGTATCTAGCGTACTGGTCCACGAGAGCCTTGCCTGAAGAACCAGGCTCCATTTCCATCAAGATTGGGGTGTCTAGGCCGTCCTCGTAGGCGGTCTGGGCAATCAATTGCTCAACCTTTTCACCCTTGACTCTTGCCCGTTTTACGTCCATAACGTAGGCAATTCCCTGGTCAAACATCATTAACGTGCCCACCGTATGGTCGGGGTCTGGGTTGTTTGCACTTGGTTCGGTGGCCGCAAGGTCCCAAAAACGGACGACTTTTGCCGTATTTGAGATGGTTGGGACCTCAGATTGGTCGATTATGACGACGGATTCACGGTCAAATAGGCTTCCCAGCGTGGTGCTCCACCAGTCTCCCTCTTCAAGACGTCTACGCTCAATGGGGTCAAGAGCCTGAAGGGCTTGACGGTATGAGTCTGCGTCAATTCCGGGGTTATCTGTCAGTTTTGAGGGGACAAAGATTCTGCCCTCGGAAATGCCTTCCACAATAAATCTCTGCCTAACCCAATTAGGGGCAGGGTTGGATGCGCACCTCATGCGAAGTGGGACCTCAGAAAGGGGTCCAGAGTTAGGGCGACGAAGACGAGAGAACATGTATCTGTAATCGGATTCACGAATTTCGGTCACTTCGTCCATGCCGATAAACTGAAATTCCGAACCCTTGTAGCGCAGGTAGTCAGACTGGTTGTTTAGATAACCAAAGGATATTCTTGCCCCTGATGGAAAGGTGGCAACGAAGCTGTTGTTGTTCCAGTGAACATCATCATAGTTAGACATCCATGACTTAAAACGGTCCATCAAAGCTCCAGGGAGCGACAAGTCAGCAAATGTACGACGGAAAAGAATCGCCGAATAGGCTGGTATGTCAACAAACTGCATGGCGGACATCAAAAGAGCCGAAGACTTGCCTCCACCTGCCGCCCCACCAAACAAAGCCTCTAGTCCATTGGTTCTTAGAAACACCTTTTGAGGCAGAGACGGCTCCTCTGGACAGTAGTCAGACATCTTTGGTTGAAGATATTCAAGAACACTTTCCCAGTTAGTTTGTGGTTCTGACATTTATAATCTCCGGCTTTGTTAGACCTGATGATACTCCAATGCGCTAGTCTGGCAGCATATGAAAATTTTCTGGTTACGATTTAAAAGCAAGCTAAACAGGTCATTGTTCGCTTATTTTTTCATGGTTTCATTTATAATACTATCTAGTATTGGTGCAGCACTTATATACCTCCCATCTGGTTTACTAGTTGGAGGGGCTTCGTGCGGCCTTTTTGGTTTTTTGTTAGGTCGTGAGTAAAAAAATATGGCATGGAATCCTTCCGCAAACAAATCGCTAAACAACCAATCACAAAAAGACGTTGGACCTGGTGCGCCAATAGCTCAAAACCCTGGATACGCAGGCAAACCGTACAGAGACTCGTGGGATATTGAGCGCGCATATAGAGAAGGAATGCAGAAGGTCACTTGGGTGTCTAGATGTATAGATGCGATTGCCGGAAACCAAGCCAGGCTTCCTATTATTCTCAGAAAAGATAACTCCCCACACGGAGAAATACTTTCCATAAAAGAAGCCAAAAAAGTACCATTGCTTAGCATTTTGAATACCAAGTCAAATATTGGCGAGAACTCGTACATCTTTAGGTACAGGCTTTCCGCCCAACTTCTTCTTGGCACAAGAGGGGCTTTTATTGAAAAAGTAAGGGGTCGTGATGGTGGAATTATCGGCCTTAACCTTCTCCCGCCTCAGTCAACGTCACCAATCCCAGACCCCAAAAAGTTTGTTGCTGGATACGAAGTTCAGATGCCTACTGGGGAAAAGATATTTCTAAAGCCAGATGATGTTTGCTGGGTAAGAAGACCCCACCCAATTGACCCGTATCTATCATTGACTCCTCTTGAGGCATGCGGAGTGGCGATTGAAATAGAAAACTTGGCAAAGCTTTACAACAGAAACTATTTACTTAATGACGGTAGGCCAGGTGGCCTTCTTGTCCTCAAGGGAGAAATAGACGACGACGATAAAGAAGAACTGAGAAGCAGATTCCGTGGCAACTTGTCTCGCGTCGGCTACACCTCAGTAATCGCATCCGATGACGGAGTTGACTACATCGACACATCAGCAAACCCAAGAGATGCTGCATATATTCAAATGCGTCAACTTACAAAAGAAGAAATTCTTGCTTCTTTTGGTGTTCCTGAATCTGTAATCGGAAACGCTGCGGGAAGAACATTCAGCAACGCTTCTGAAGAAATTCGTGTTTTCTGGATGGAGACAATGCTCCCTCACTTGGAAATCTTGTCTCGTGCTTTAGACGAACTTGACGTAGACAACTACGTTGACTTCAACGTGGACCAAGTGCCCATTTTGATGCTCTACGAGCAGGAGCGTAACCGCTACTTGATGGACGAGTTCAATGCCGGTCTAATCAGTAACAACGAATACCGAATTGGTTCAGGTCGTAAAGAGACCGAAAGCGATTTGGCTGACTCGTTGCTGGCTAATCCAAACCTCATTCCAATCGCGAACACAAAAAAGAAGATGGAAGACCCATCCCAGGTTCAAGTTCCTGGAGCTCCAGGACAGCCAGGAATGCCAGGTATGCCACCTGGTGCCCCTGCGATGCCAGGGATGCCTCCAGCACCCGGACAACCGCCTGTGGACCCAAATACAATGGCGGGAGCACTTGCAGAAGTCGGTGCAACCCCACCTCCTGGCGGAGAACTGGCTCAGTCTCCAATTCCAGGCATGCCTCCTGGCATGATGACGGGCGCAGAACCTATGCCTATGGGTGCAACAAGTGCAGAGTCTTCAGAACTAGAGACAAAGTCTCTTGATGTAGAAATTGATTCACAAAAACTTGAGATGGAAAGATGGGAAGAAATTCTCGTCAGAAGCATGGAAAGAGTTTTGGAAAGACAGCAAAGAGTTGTTCTTGAAAAGTCGAGCGGAGCAAAAGCCAAGAAGGCTTTGTTCGCTGGGACCCTTGACATTCCATCAGTGTTAGCAGCAGAGACATGGGATAGACAGTTCGATGAAGACATCAAACCAGTAGTGACAGCAATTGTTAAGGAATCTCTGAAGGCGTCTTTGCCTATAGGAAAGAAGTCTGCAAAGAACTCCAATACAGAAGCCGACATTATTGCTCAAGTTGATTCTCAAATGTCAAGAATAAAGAGCATTAATCAGGATTTGACAGATGAAATAACATCGTTAATGCTTTCTTCTATGAATGTTGCCGACGAAGACCAGAGAGCAGGAGCCTTCAGGTCAAACATTGTTTCTTTGTACACAAACGTGCTCGCAAAGAGAATTCCTGAAATTGCTGAAGAAGAAGCTCGTAG